AATAAACTACTACGACCAATTCCTGTTTTTTCTGCAATACTATCGTATGTATTATTCTCATAATAATATAACTTGAATAACTCACGCTCATACCAATATATATGATCAAGCTCCTTGTCAATGTCCTCAAGTTTTTTATATTGATAATTGACCTCTTCGTTTGGTATGTTATACAGATTTTTTGCATTAGAAAGTTCACCCGTTTCTGTGACTTCGTATGTTATTACACTACTAAGGTCATCTAGTTTTGTATAGTATTTTTTATATTTATAATAATACGGACTATGTTTGCTTCGTAAAGATCTTTTAATGACTACACAACCGTAACGTATTAATCCTTTCTCTCCATCTTGTTTGTAGATCTTTTTTAATGTATCTTTATTCATTTGTAAAAAACATAACATTAATTCCTGTACGACCTCATCTACTTCGTTCTTGTCTTTTATAAGTCCATATGTTATTTGTACAAATTTTTCTCGTAAAGACGCTATTTTATCATATATTTCAGTCATATATTGTTTTTAATTTGCTTATGTCTTCAATTAAATCAAAACTTTTTTCACTTATAATATGTCTATAAAGTCTAACCGTCTGTCTATTGTCCTCAGTTTCAAGTCCAGTTAAATATCCATTAACCATACATGAAAAATGTGTCGGAATTATAGACAAGAAATCATTATAATTTGCCTGTCCTAAGTTATTTGATTGATAGTTATTGTGATGTTCTATTATTATATTGCTGATTTGTATAAAGTCTTCATACTTTTCGTCATTATTTGTTATATCTTTTATATAAGTATTAATATATGATATATAATTGTGTAATAAAATTTGATGCTCTGTACTAAGACAAATTGGCTTCAACATCTTTTAACTTTTTTTTATATTCTTTTATCATATCCTCGTATTCATAACGCATAATCTTTGTTGTGGTTCTTGCTAACTGCTCTAAATTTTCAGCTGTACCCTCATCTATTCTTACGTCAAGTAATTTACCAAATGTATATTGTTCACCCTGTCCAAATAAATTGCATTTCGGACATTGTACTTGTACGTTTTGTTCGTTCCAGCGAGTTGATAGGTGTTTTCGGCTCATGAAATGGCCTGCGTGCATCTTTTTATAATGCTTTTGTGTACCGCATGTGAAACAAGTTGTCATACCCTGTGGTGTTGCTTTGCGTAGGCGTATATATAAACTAAAAATTTTGTCAAGTTCCTTTTTTAGTTTTGAAATTGTTTTCACGCTTACAAGTTTACATATATTATAATATAAAAAATGTAATTTTATTTATTAGTTTTCAACACTAAGGTCTTAATAACTAATATATTAACTTAAATTAAGTCTGTTTTGTGATAGTTTGTAGAAATGTTCAGGCTTTCCATATAAACCTGATTGTGTGTCATTAGTTTTAATCAAATAGCCTTCTTTCATTAGATTGCTCATACCTCTTCGAACGCTTGTTAATGGAATATTGTTTTTCATACCTTGATAGTATTTCCAAACTTCTGATGGTGTTAATTTTTTAAATGTAGATTTTTTAAAGATCAAATAAATTATGTCCTCTTGATTTAAATTTTTTTCAGCTTGCATTTTCTCAGCTACTCTATCAAGCTTGTTTGTGTTGTGATAGTGTTTTGTTTTCATTTTTTTTAGTTTTATTGATATATTTATGTAAGTTAGTTGTATATTTATTAATTGGATATGGATCTGGTTTTGTTTTCTTTTTTTTATTATTAAATCCAATCATTAAATCCATTCCAATATCTTCGTTAATTATTTTCATTTATATCTTTTTTAAATAGTTGTTCATATAGTCTTTTATGGTCATGATCATCTAAACTTGCTACAGCAGTTAAGACTATCGCTCTGACTAAAGACTGCTTAAATCCTTTAGTGAGTTCGTTAGCAATTTCACATGACTTTTCTATTGGTGATTTCATTTTAATTGTTTTATACTATTTATTTGTTTTAATCCTGTACCTGTTCTACTTCTGTAACGTAGTCTTTTGTCTTGTCTTTCTGGTTCTTTACTTGCTTCATTCCATATTAATTGTCTGTGCTCTTTAATCCACTTATAATAAGTCTGTACATTTAATACAAAGTGTTCTGTATTCCTTACACCGTTTCTAAACGATGCTTGTATGTCCTCAAAGTATAAGTTCCCAAAGTCCTCTTTTAAGTCCTGACATAAAGATTGTGCAAGTATAACGATATGTTTCTCGTCTTTTAGTTGTCCTAACTCTACAAGAGTCAAACTAATTAACTCAACACACTTAAGTGTAAGTTGTTGTTTTTCATGTTCTTTAATCTTCATTTATATTCTTTATTATATTAATTGCTTTTTGATAACTATCTAATTGTTTGTCTATTTTACTTGTCTTTGTAGTATTCCATTTAGTTTCATTTTTAACCCATCTTGATAATCTCCTTTTAATATCAAACGTCTTTTGCATTTCAAATTTCATTTTAGTTCCTGACTTATTCCTTTCTGTCCAATAATCTACAAAGTCTTGACAAACTTCTGAACTTAAATTACTCATAAATACTTTCTCTGTAAATTCTTGTTCCCTTGTTATTATATCTTTTTTGTTTTTAATTTGTTTATTATTATTTGTTTTAAGTTTTTTAAGATCTAGTTTTGTATTTTTTTGACAACTAGTTTTTAAAAAATTTGTAATCTTATCATCAAATATTTTAAAATGTAGTGTTGCTGGTATGCCTTGTAATTTAGTTTCAATAAATCCTTTGTCTTTTAATATTTTAATTGCTACAGATTGCATATGTCTTGATAGTGTAGTGTCTCTTTCTATATTTTCTGAGGTGTTATAAAAATAACCATCTATTAACATATTGTTATCTATAAAATATTGTTCTTTGCTAATAAGGTCTGCGAGTAGGACACTCGCCTTTAGTCCTACCCGCTTGATTAACCGTTTGTTAACAACTAAAAATGCTGTACTACTTAATAAATGTTTCATCTAATTTAACTGATAATTTAAATTCATAATGATCTTGATTTAATGCTAAACTAATCAATTCTATATGCTCAGAGAAATTTCTATAATTTGTTTTCATTACTGTTTCTACATCACCGCATTTAATATTTATGAGAACTTTGCCATTAATATCCTCTGTAACACCTTTTTTTAATAAAAATGATTTTATATCCTCTGGTCTTGGAAACTTTTTAAGATTATATTTCAAATCTGTAAAAGCGTTATACACTTTGTTAAATATTCTTCGATATGGTTTATAGACTTCATACCATTCTAGGTGATTTTTCTCATAATGATATATACTAGATCTATCTCGATTTAATACTTTAGCTATTATATTGTAGTGTATTTTCATATCTATTCTAGCAATATTAGATATAACTGTACGTGGTAGTTGATATTCACGTAACCTACTTTTACCAAATAGCCCCTCTTTGTCTATTTCGCATATTTGACAGGATAACTTAATTAAATCATTAACATCTTGTTCGTCTGTAATTCTATATACTTTCATAATTAAAATGGTAGATCTTGTTTGTCATTAGTATTATTAGTTTTACGTTCACCTGTTTTACACCAGTCAAAGATTATTTGTGCGTTATCTATTAACTGATCAACTGTACACTTTCCACGACAAAACTCTGCAGCTGTTCTTATTGATGATTGTCTTATTATTTGTAATTGTGTATCTGTTTCTCTAACTTCACCCGTTCTTGTATTTGTAACTGTGCCCGTATTTGGATTCCAAGATTTGCCTCCATCTCCAAACTTCTCGTTGTATGTTTTTTCAAAGTGTGGTTTTATTTTTGGAAAGTCTCCAGCAAAAAATTGATATTCCACTACAGCTCCTTGCTTGAATTTGTCTTGTTCTTTTGACTTTGACATATATTGTCCTGCATCTCCATTAGTCATTTCTATTTCATACTTGTACATGACTCCGAATTTACCATCCCATGTACCATTTGGTTGTACTTGTTTTACTGTTGATGTTTTGATTTCCATAATTATTTATTTAATTGATTAATATATTTTATTGATTGTCTTCTCATATATTCTATGTCTAGCCATTCTAATATCTCTATCGCATTGAATACCAGTGTTATATCTTGACCATACTCATCTAAGCCTGACAAATATAATTCATTATCATGACAACAAAAACTGTTTATATCATGAATAGCTTTAATGACTTTTTCTTGTTTGTCTTTTTTCTCTTTTTTCTCCATAGTTTTTAATTTTATTATACAATAAAAGCTCCTTGTTGCTCGTACTTTTCTTTGTATATATTAATATTTGATTGAATAACTTTCATTTTTTTATCATATTGTTCTGGTGTTCCAAAACATGGATGCTTGTACCAAGATGTTCCTTTTTTTGGAACTTCGTATGCATAAACCTCATCAAGATAATATTGTAAGTCGTGTAATTTTATATACATATAAGATAGTTCATCTATTTCATCTTGCGTTCCTACAATTCTAATATGTGGTTGATGATCTTTAAAGTCACTGAAATTTTCTAGTGTTTCAATATCTTGTTTTATAATTGGTTTTAATTCTTTTTTAAAATAATAATCTTTTACTATCATGATATTTCGTTTATTATAATTTGTAAATCCTTGTCTGTTACTCTTTCGTTCCATATTTCACCTAAGTGTTCTGATTTGCCTAGTAAGTCCTCACCTGCAATATAAACAAACATATTACATACTTTCTCTGCATTGCTAAGATCTGTTGTAACTTCACCAAAATGATCCTCTTCATATTTTTTAATTGTTTCGATTGCTTTCCAAGTTCCTACGGTAGCATTTAACCACTCAGCACATTCTCCTGTACCAATAAGAAAATAATCTGTGTTGAATATTTCGTGATGTATATCACATGCATAAGGTTCTGTACCTTTTAAATATTTTAATCCGTCTATTGTGTAGTCTTTTATATCTTCCATTTTTATTTATTTTAAATTGTTGAATAATGAATGTAACCTAATACAAGCGCTGTCATCATTATAAATAGTGTTATTAATGCGAAAGTATCTGTAAACCAACTTGGAACTCCATGATCTTTCATTTCTCTTACAGAATATATATCTGTAAATTTTTTGTTTTGTTTGATTAGCTTTTTGCCTGTGGTCTTATAAAAGCCTTTAAACTGTTCAGAACTAAAGTAATGTTTAAATCCTGATTTTTTGTGTTTGACTAAATACATTTTTTTTATTTTTTAGTTATTAATGGTACAAAAGTATACAAATTTTTTAATTATTAACAAAGTTTTTATCAAAGTTATTAACATTTAGGGTGTTAATATATGTATTTAATTTAAAGGATTTTATATCGATATAAAGGTATTATACCTATTTTTACAGAAAGTGTCTTAAAAGCGTTCTAAATACCTAATAATAGTACAATAAGAAACAATATAATACAGAACAATCTTAATTTATTAATGTCTGACATTATAACGGCATTAATAGATTAATTGGGATTTGTCCATTATTTAGTATAACTACGCAACCAATAGCTGGTTTTTTACCATACTTAGCATATGCCATTGCGTAACTTTCGTGATCAATACCACAACCAACCTGTGTACCAAACACTCTGTAGTTCTGACCAACGTAATGTTCTGTATAGCATTGAGTATGTAAGTGTCCTTGTACAGTGTTCATCATATCGGCACGACATTTAGTTCTGGCCGTACCACCCTCACCATGTATATATTGCACGTTGTCTTGTACATACCTTTCCATAAACTCCCACTTTGGTACACCTAATACTTCTTTGTAGGACTTAATCCATTTTTTAGGTATGTCTGAGGTCTGTGCCTTACGCATAACCATGCGGTCATGATTTCCTGTTATAACGATAGCCTCTGGGAATGTTTTGTACCATTTAGATATTTTCTCAATCGCAAGATCTAGTTCGTCACCTCCACTTAATCCATCTGGATTGGTTTCATGATAACTAGAATAATGATTGTCAATAATATCACCAATGAAAATGACTTGATTACAATTATATTTTACATATGAGTTGTAACAGAAGTTAATGTATGCGTCAAGACAAAAAGGTTCATGTAAATCTCCAATTATGAGGACATTCCGAACCTCTTGTCTGCGCATGTCTTTCAATACCTCAATCTCATGAGGTTTTAACCTGTAACGGTTATTTCGCATTTATTTTTTTATGTCTGCGATACCTTGTCCGATTATCAATGTCAAACAAGCGTAAAAGATTTCTTGTGCTGCCGCCTCTGTAACACCTAAGTATGAAACGATACCAGGTACAACTACAGATGCTACTGCGTACCAAAACTTCTTACTGTTAAACATTTGTTTAATGAGCCAATTTTTCATAATATATAGTTTGATTAATATTTAGTTAATATGTCCAAATAACTTCTTGTTGTTTTTCTTTGTCCAAATCTACGTGAATAAATGTGTCACTAATACCTATGCGACATAAACCTGTCAACAATAGGCTGTTAATAATTGTCCATCTGTCACTACTATTTTTACATGATATGTCTGCTGCGACTCCTTTTAAATGACTGCTTGTCTTGCTTGCTTTGTAACCTCGTTTTATAAGGTCTTGATTGTACTCTTCACAACGTATTCCGCTAGTAATATGAAAAGGTATATTTGCGATCTCACGAGCCTCGTCTAATAATTGTAGAAACTCTTCACTCATATCATCACCTGTACAATCTGGTGATCCGCAAGGACAATTAAATTCTGACCTTTTAAAGTATTTCAGTGTCATTTTTTTTTATTATTACGACAATGTGTTCTCCATCTTGCTACTGTATAACCTATTGATAAAACCAATAAGACTACTTTAAGAATTAATTCTAAATCGGCAAACGTTGTTACACTCACTACTGTTGCGTTTACCGTTAGTGTCTCTGTTATATCTGTTGTCACTTTTCTTAGTGGCATTTTCAATGTATTTTTTTAAGGCTGTTTCGTTCTTTGCCTTTGGTTTATAGTTTCTTTTTATCATTTAAGGTCTGGCGTTAAGAAATCATCAAGTGTTATATCTTTTCGCTTATTCCTGTCATGTTCTAAATTCATACCCGAGTAGAACGCATTACTGTCCGGCGTGACATCTGCGCCAGTGTTCGTGCTGTATTCAGGATATGATGCTGTATTATTTTTAATGTAGTCTATAAGTCTGTCCGTATAAAACTCAGCTGTATTTCTACACTCTTCTCGTAAGTCTTGTGCCTCTTCTCGACTTAGTGTGTCTGAATTTTCTGAGGTCATAGAAACTACATTATTGTTCATTATCTTATATCGTAAAAACGGCATAGCCTCATAAAGACTCCACCAAGCTAGTGCGTCACCAATATAATCCTCTACAAGTGTTTCGTATGCACCACTTAATGATCCACCTGTAATATCTGATTGTAGTTTTTGAAATAGATCTGTACCCAATTTCGTTTCAATATATTTCTTTTGAGCTGTTCTTATAGATCCAAGTAAATACTCTACATCAACTGATTGATTGATACTTGTCGTATCTTTTAATTTTTGTTCACTTATAAATAAAACGTAATTTGCCATTATTTCACTACTTTGTCGTTAATATTTCCAGCCTCCATTTCTGCTGAATTTTTAGGAGGTACACCTGCGTCTTGTGGTACATATCCTTTATTTCTTGGATAATAGTTTTTTAGATCTTTTGGCAAGTAATCACCCTTTTCATAGATCTTGCCATTTATAGTTGTTTTTCTTGGCGCTTTTTTAAGCACATACAATCTCCTTAACCAGTAGTGTCTGCAATTATACGAACCTTTATATCTAAATACATTATATAATCCAAACTCTGGATTTGCCGTTGTCATTGCTGTAATATCTTCACGAGTAAATAAACTAGTGTATTCGTTATTCATCATATGTCTGCAAAAGTCTCTTGTAGTTTCTTTTGGCGCTCCACCTCTGTATACATATCTAATCTTAAATAATGATTTGTCTTTATTTGATTTGCCTGCCTTTCCAGTTGGATTTATTACACTTGTATTTGCTGCAAACTCATAATTATGGTTTTCATCTTCAGCCTGCTCCTCATCTAATAAATTGTAATCATCCATTAAATCATACTCATCTTCTGTTTTAAGACTTTTAAAATAGTCTATTAGCTCTTTTGATGTTGGTGTTTTTTCCTTACTTAGTTTCTCATATCCATCACATTCTTTTTTACAATCTTTACTTGGTTTTTCACAATCACATTTTTGCATATTTACAATCTGATCATGATCCTCACAAGGCATATAGTAAGTCTTTCCGTCTTGAGTATGTTCGTGATATCCTTTACACCCTAATCTCTCAGCCTCTTGCAAAGCCTCTTCAATAGTTTCATATAATGGCATATTATCAATCTCACCTACTTTCTCAAAATCATCTTCATCTGCTGTTACTTCGTCATTTTCTAATGGTGCGAGTCCAAGCTCTTCTCGTATCTCATCCTGTGTCATTACCTCTTTCATGTCCTCAACTGTCCATTTAGATGTAATTGGTTTGTTCTGTATAAACTCTAGTGGCAAATTCATATTATTAACCTCTAAAATTGTACTCAAACAACTTAATATATTATTTTGATACGGTTTTATAACAGAATTTAAATAGACTTCAAAAGCTTGATTTAACTCATCTGCGTTATTACCTAAACCAGTATTGTTTTTAATACCAAATAACATAGGTGATGTAACTCGATGTCCTGTAAGTATGTTTTGTGTTAAAAGTTCCTGTAAAGCTAAGTATTGTTTGTCTGCGTCACTTACAGATATTGGTACTATTTCTGGTGTTCTACTTTTATCGTCTGCAAACGTAAGTACAAATTTGCCTGCATTACTTGAACCTGTGAATTTGTCTTTAATACTACGTTCTATGTCTCTTCGCTCTTCAAATGTAGGTACTCCATTACTGAAATTAATGAAGTATGATCCAGCAAACCCATTTTCTATATTAGCGAGGTGAAATTCAGCTACTTTTTGATCTACTAAACACCAATTACAAGCCG